CCATTTCAGAGCTTCTAACCATTAATTCAGTTTCTATTGGAGTTGTATAACTAGATAATCTTGCGGCTGAAGTTACTGAGTCAGTAGAACCTAACTCTGCACCGGCTTCTTTTTCAATACGATTTAACTGATCTCTGACATCACTAACTTTACCGTTAGATGTTGGAGCACCTTGCCATGGATCTGATATCTCAGAGTTTTTATATGCAGTGTATTCTGGTTTACTTAAATCGTTTATACCTCTTTCTTTAACTTGGGAGTCGACGTCTATTTCTCTTTTAATAGCTTTTTGTACTTCAACTGAAGCACCATCTTCAATTATTTCTTTACCACCTTTACCTTTTCTTATTTTATTTATACCCTTACCAATGAATATACTTGCGGCATCAAAAATAACTCCAATACCCATACCCTCTACAACATTCTTCAATGTCTTCATTGCAGGGTGATCGGCATCTTGAGTAGATAATGGTGTATCTATAAAGTTATAACGATCTCTTAAAATTGCTAGACCGTTATCTTCTTGTGAGTATTTAGAGATTACATCTGAAGTAGCACCAATAGCAGCACCTCTTACGAGACTTCCTAATGCGGTACTTGCAGCAGTTACACCAGCTACCTTAGCAGCGGGAATAATAGCAGCAGCTAGTGAACCAAAATGTACAAGGCTTCTTAATGCGCCACCCCACCAAGTTTTGGTTTCTATAGGGTTAGCATCATCAACAAACCAGTCATCCCATTCAGCTCCATAGCCTTCATCTGTTGCTTGTTCTTCTTGCATTTCACCACTGAACATATCAATGGCTCTTTCTGGGAGAGTGACCACAGACGAAGCGGTATCTTGAAGTCCACCACCTATGGCAGATTGGACCTCTTTAACAATTCCTTTTAAACCACCTCCGCCTTCAATTTCGCGAGGGTCATCCAACTCAGCCGTAGCTTGAGCTTCTTCATTTTGAAGTTGAAGTTCTTGTTGTTGTTGATACGCTTGTCGTTGTTCAGCCTCCTCATAACTGTCTTGAAAATCGATACCTTCTTCGTCTAAAGACAAAGTATCGACATCAATCTGATAATCATCAGGATTCATGTTTTTTACCTTAGTAATTAATAGCGTCTTCTATTTTTTTTAGGAAATCTATTCCTTTGTTCTTTTACTTCTTCTTCTCTTTTCTCTATCAAGTCTCCTATATCTTCTAGGATAAGCTTTTCTTTCATAAATATATCTTCTAAAAATAATCCTGGGAATTGTAGTCCGGACTTTATAAATTCCTTTAACTTCTCAGCTGCTTCACCATCATCGGTTCTGTATTTGCTCATATTTCTTCGCCTCAGCTGTTTCTTACTTATTCTCCTTAATTTTTTTGGTTCAAATACTATTTCTTCTTTAGAAAATTTTTCATCTCCATCACCATATCCGAAGAAATCATCATATTCTCCATCTGTATTTTTCAAGACTTCATCAGCAAGTTTACTAATACTAGGATCACTGTAATTAATAACACCGTCACCTTCTCCAAAACTCATAGTCTCTTTATTCCATTTACCATCAGTAAAAAAAGCTTCAATTTTTCCTCTAGCTAATGCTGCTGGAGACGTATGAACACTTAATAATTCCTTTGTAGTTTCTGGTAACTTTTCCCAAGCTTCTAGTACAACAGACTTAACAGGCTCACCAGTATCTTCTAACTTACCTTTAACAGCTAACTGATTAGCTTGAATTTTTAAAGGATGTAATGGTTTCCCATTTACTTTTATAGTCTTTGCAAGTTGAACATAAAAAGGATGAGCTATATTTCTCTTATGTAACTTTTCTGCTGAATCAAGGATACTTTCTGAACCAGCTAAGATTCCTGTATTTATGACATCCTTATCATACTTAAGATGACCTTGAGCCATAGCTAGGTTTCTTTTTCTTTCATTTACATCTGTAGAAGGTGCTACAAGCTTGTCCCATTTATTAGTGATTACAAGTTCTTTCATATCCTTGCGAGCAGCAATAATAGCATCTTGCATACTATTAGCTCCTTCGTTGAAATGATGACTAACCAAACCTGGATAATACCATTCAGCATTTTGTCTAATATTATTTTCAACTTCTTTTAAAAGTGTTCCTTTACCACCAGTTAATTTTGATTGATCTATTGCATAACCTACAGCTGCATCTTTACCAGCTGTTAGTTCTGTGGAATCAATAGCAGCATTAGGACTAAGTTCTTTAACTCTTGCAAGCCATGTTTTTCTATCCTCAGCATCATTGAGCATATAAACCATATCTTCAGTTAATAGACCATGATCCCATTGATGTTTTAGATAAGGGACGGTTAGACTATCCTCTTTGACTTCATCAGTAACAAACCCAATTACTTCTGTTGGAGGTTTACCATATTTATCAAACTTCCAATTGTCTTGTATATTTTTATCTAAATCTGTTTGAGTATAAGAACCTCCATTCTCTTTTTTTTTTGCCTTCATGTCGTTAACGAAACTACTTATATAGGCATTTTTATCAACTCTTTCAGCATTTAGTATTGTCTCGTTAGCCTTGTTTATAGCTTGCCTAAATTCTGTAGCAATATATGGGAATTGGTCTACAAATAAAACTTTACCCGATCCAGCATGATCAATTTCATAATTTTCAAGTATGGCTTCTATTTTAGGAATAGTAATATCTTTATCACCTAGTTCAGCTGCTTTAATCGCTGTCAAAATTTTATCTCTAGCAGCTAATTGTTTACCTTTATTACCCTCTCCATAACGAGTTGAATCAATTTCAACACTCTTTGTAAATTCTTCTAAATACCCATCAGATTGATATACACTTTTTATATTACTAAACTTCTTTGCATTTTGTTCACGGTTCCATTCAGCTTCTATGATTTCATCATTTTTTGACTTTATACTTGCTCTATGGGCTTTAACTGCCTCAAAGGTATGATCTTCAATAAATTTTGCTTTAAATCCAAGCTTTTGTAATGGTTGTATAAAACTTGCTTTTAAACACTTGTCATAAAGTTCCCTGAGCTCAGCGGGTGATAAATTAGGTGAATCTATTGTTTTACCAGACGAAGTTTTAAAATTACGAATATTCCGATACCACGTATAATCAAGATTTGAAGCTGCATTGTTTACATAAGCAATCCGTTCTCGTCTGTTTAATGATTGAGACGTTTCCTGTATTACTCTACCTTTCAAGTACTCTTTATTATTTACATGCTTTTGAATTTGTTCATTATCAAGTTTTGCAAGATCATCGTTTATTTTATCAATAGCTTCTTTGGTTTGTTCAACTTCTTCTCCATCAAAGGCATTTTCACCAAAAGTATTAAGCCTCTCAGCAGCAAGTTCTGCTCTTTCATCTGACTTTTTCTTTAATTCTTGAGCACTTTTTGATAACTTTACAACACTTTCAAGTATTTCTAAAGGTACACCAGCCTCGTCTATACGAGTCTTGTCGTTTTCTTCTTCTAAAGCTTCATTTCTATCTTCTTGTTGATTTGGTTCTGTATAAGAATCCGCAATAATTTTAGCCCAACTAGGCGATTCATTTAATAAATAACTATTTGACATTATTCAAACCTCTCCAAATTAACATCAATTAAGTCATATCTAACAGCTAGATATCCATTCCGGACAACAACAGCTTCTGGCTTAATTTGTAATACCTCATCTGCCATAGTTCCTATATATTTAGTAGCTTTTCCTATGTAGTTAAATGTATAGATACCCAAACCTGATATAGATTCACCTATCTTTTTAATGTTTTCTTTTAATCTCCTATCAGAAGCAGCTACCGCAGTTGCTATTTGACTGCCTATGGATAAATATTCCTTAAATGCAGCAGCTCCTACATTTCTCATAACAGGTTCTGGTGGTGCAATAGTTTCTATTGGTTGGAAAGCAACTTGTGAGAACTGCTTTTGTTTATAACCTTGATACTTGCCAACTGCTTCAGCTGTAGCTCTGTCTAACTGCTTTTCATTAACCATTAATTCACGAGTCATTTTTGCTACTCTTTGACCCATAGCAGCACTCTCCATACGACCTAATCGAGCTGCGGATCTACCTGTTCCACCACTCGATAATATTTTGGAGTATTCGCTTTTCTGAGCTAGTTCTCTATACAATTCTTCATGCTTAAGTGCAGCCTCTCCCACTGCTTGTCTTTTTTGTTCTTGTTCATCTGCATATGCTTGAGCTATGCCCATATCAGCAGCAGATGTATTTATGTCATATTCAACTTGTTTAGCACCATAAACAGAAAGAGCCTGATTCCAGTCACGTTCTCTACGGCGTAGTTCATAATGATATTTTCTTTCCGCAGCTTCATTCTGCGCTATTGCTTCCGCTCCTAAACACACGGCAAAACTCCATAAAAGGTAATTGATTAGGTCCGTGTTTTAATTCCCTTAAAAATTTGAACCCTAGGAATCTGAGCAGTTTTATATGAACTCTGTTTCGTTTATCAACGATGTTCCAGAGCAACTTCTCTTGTCTACTTTCCACATATTTTTTGGCATTTCTGACAAACCATTGTGGGTATTTATAAATAACTGGTGTACATAGCATCCAGATTCTGCCATCTTCTTGTACTCCAGCTACTCCGGCTATCTCACCGTTGGGAGCTGTGAAATACACAGTATCGCCATAATTAGCGCATGCCGGTATTATTTCAACAGGATCATGTCCATGACCCTCTTCAACTTCTCTACGGTCATCTGGTAAAAGGTTGGAAGCCACATTAAGTGCAGCTTCCGTTGTTATTGGGTGAATGTAATTAAACACGTCTATATAATTTATTTGAATAATCTCCTTCCCAACTAACTGAATACATTGTTGCTGGTGCGGGATGTGAAGATTTAACTGATATAGTTACGTTTGTATTTTTCTCATAAACAGGTATTGTCTGTGTTGAAAAAGGTTCAACAACAGCAGAGTTAGATCCGTAGCTATCGGCTGGAACTACCTCAATTGTATTGTTATAATCAATTTTTCCTTTTCTCTTTAAGGTCGTATCAAATATTCCAACTGGTCCAAAATTAAACTTTAATCTATGTATTGTCACATAAGATCTTGTATCAGCTCTTGTTGTGTCTCCAGATGTTTTCTTTACATATAATTTTGGCAACTCAATTGCCATTTCATATAAATAACCAAGTTCAAATGATTGACTTTTCCAATCACCCTCTACTTCGAGATTAGATCCATTAACTGTAGCTAAAGCATATCTTCCTAAATCATTACCTGAATCGGTATCATAAACAGCTAGTTGTCCAGTACCTTCAAAACCTTCAGGTTTAGGAAATGTAGTCTTTTTAGTGGTTGCATTATATGTATTACTTGCAGTAGTTACATTTTTAATATTATCTAAATGTACTTGATAAGTATCACCATCTTGAGTTACAAAATTACCAGTATCATCTAACTTAATTGAAATCTTAATTAACTGCCTTTTAGTTTTTGCAGCATTTGATGTTACTACATACAAGGCATCATCTAACATGCAATGGTATTGCAGAGGATTAGCTAATTCCCATTCAAACCAAGAAGCCATAACTCTGTCTTGTCCAGAAGTATGATATCTATATCCAAAAATAGTTTTAGTATTATTTTCACTAAAGAAAACTACTGAGTTTTCTCTTGAGTTAGATACAAGTTTTAGATCTTTTGTAAATAATTTAGATACAACTTTACTTTGCTCTACAACCTGTGGTTCTCCTTCTCTAAAAATGTTAGACATTTCAAAGAACCTACTATATTTATTAGCATTATCTAGAAACCCTACAGTCGTCCCTAATGAAATTGGGTTAGTTGCCTTATTAAAGTTATAAGTCGATATAGCATTTACCTTAGCTGTATTAGGTGCAAGTATGTCACTGTCTGTAGTCAGTAAGAATTGTTGATTATTAGTAAATAAAAGTAATCCAGCATTAACTTGCATCCCATCATATATAACTGCGGGATATGTTGAACTACAAGAAATATCTATAACATCTTCAATCGTAAATGTCGTAGCAGTCTTTGCCCAGAAATTAAAGAAATTTCCAGGTCTGGACATGATTACGTTTTCATTGCTTAGCAAACATAATCTATTTCTAAAGAACAATATTTTAGAGATTTCATTTCCTATGAATGATGGTTGTGGGTTTGTACCAACTACAGGATCTGTATCTCCAACTTCTGCATCTTGCCATTTAACAAAATCCAAATCAAAAGTATTGCTACTTGCATTTCTTGTTAATTGGACTGGCATAGTAGTTGGATCTATAGCAACTGATGTGCCAGGTTTTGCACATTCTTCCCATATACCATTACCATCTCTACTGTTATTTCCAGAGAATTTAACGTAGTAATCATCCGCCTCAGTGTCAGAATTAGCAATTTTAACAACCATGCCGTGTTTACATTGTTGAGGTAAATCTGCGGCAGTTTCTACTGATTCTGAAACTACATTCAATAATTCTTGAAAAGGAGTTGTAACGTTAAAATCAGATCCATTAGTTATATAAAGACCATTACCTATTTGTGATATTTCACTACTTGTAATTCCATTATTTTGACTAATAATAAGTTGTCTAATACTTCCTAATATACTTTCAGCAGTGATAGTTGTTTCAGTATCAAATGGTGTAGGTGTAGGTCTAATTAATCCAGATTTAGCCTGACTGTTCATATCACATTGAACTTGTGACGTACTGGTTTCTTCTACCGTAATTCTATATCTGGCATTATTCATCCATACATAAAAAGTATCGCCTACTTCCCAACCAGCACCACCATATAAAAGATCATGTGTTGTTGTATATCTTGCATAATATCTAACAGAGTTACCTTCACCATAAGGAACAGCTTGACCAACGGTAGTAATTCTAAAATACATATTTTCTCTACCTGTCACAGCTGCGTTAACAACAGTAGATACTACATTGTTAGAGTTATCGACAGTCTTAACCGCATAGTTATTGTTCATATGTGAACTATTAAACACACGGATTGTATGATTCTCTACTAGACCAGCATTGTAGTTAGATAAAGTGTTTAAATAAACCCAATTATTAGGTGTACTTGTATCATTATGTGATGGAGCACTTTCACTACCTACACTTCTACTAGCTTCTTGTAACCAGTAAACTTTAGTATTAGCACTTACAATATCTCCCCACTTATATGTAGTATCTTGTTCATAGGCTGAAGGTGGGTCGGGATCATTTCTATCTGTATAAGTTGACCCAGATCCTACTGCACTGAATAATCCAGTTTTAGTACTTGGGCATGTCGAATCAGACATTTTGATGCCATTATAAGTAGCACCAGAATTGCTAACTCCTGATCTTGTACCACATTGAACACCCCAAACATAATCACTACCGTTATAAGTAAATTTTCTTTGATCAAATAAATGTTTAAAAAACATTCTACCTTCAGCGTCATAACCACAGGTATTTGAGCTGTCATATAATCGATCTACTTTAATTCGAGTGGCTGTAGTAACATCTCTTGTTTGATTACTATCATATAAATTTAGAGCGTATTGACTAGCATATTTAATTTGCTTTAGTTCAATATATGCTTCAGGAGGTCTAACAGGTTCAATAGTACTTGACATTGCAGTAGTCTTTTTTCTGTTAGTTAGAAATGTGTAGTCATTAACTGTAAGAGTCTGAATATCATCAGAAGTTGGCGAACCATGACTTAGATAAGAAGCTAATAATGCAGGAGTAACAGTTGAAATTGTACATGTAGCAGCACCATTAGATCCTCCACCACCACTTAAACTAATTGTTGGTGCGGATGTGTAGCCTGATCCAGCGTTAGTAATATTAATTTCTGATATTTGTCCTCCACGAACCACTGCTGTAGCAGCAGCTCCAGAACCTCCTCCTCCACTAAATGAAACAGTAGGAGCTGATGTATAACCAGAACCAATGCCAGTAATTGCAATATCTTTAATTGGTCTATCTGCGCTGTTAACTGGGAATGCAACTCCATCACTACAACGCCACATATTAACGTCACCAGTAGACGTATTAATTTGTCCTATATATTGCTCATCATCATCACGATAATAGTGAAACCATTTCCCACCATCCACTGAGTTAAGTGCAGCAGTACCATTATCACTTAATGATGCTACCAACTGACTTCCAGGACGTTTTAGTAAACCATGAGTTACATCAGGTAATACATTTTTTGCAACATTAACCTGTCCTGGAACCTTCAACTCATCTGGCTGTTGAGATATGCCTCCTATTAATGCTGGTATAGATTGTGTAACTGTTGCCATTTATCTCTGTAAAACTTTGTATGGTTGGAATCCTCTGTAAGAAGTATTTTCCGGCCAGCCCATAAAGGAATAATCACCTTGATCGGTGTCATACTCTACACATGCAGCTCTGTTTGTTGCTTCTTCTATTTGAAGTAACTGTACTAATTCAGAGTTATTAATTAATTGAGTGGCAGCTTTAACTGAAGCTTTTGAAATTATGTATCTTCTAAATACAGGTGGAAGATCTTCAAATTTAATGAAGTAAACGATATCTAAATAAAGTGAATCATCAAACTCATCTGTATGATTTACAAGATCATAAAGCTTACCATTTCTTCTGACTAAATCTTTATCTTTAAATACTTGATTTTGATTTAGATCATATCTTAAATAGTTATTTGGAATAACAATATTTTTATTAGGATCTGGTGCTACTTCTACATGGTATTCCTTGTTAAAGTGCCATCCTTCGTTTTGTACATCCTGATTGCAGCTTGTTAAAATATTGTAGATTAAAGCTATCTCAGGGTTTTCATAAGTATTAGCTACTTGACTTGTACTACTAACAGTCGTTGTTAGTTTTCCTAAAGTTGTTACCGGAGCTTGACCTATGCTACTCAAAATTGAGTTAACTGCGGATAGTTCGGTATCGAGATCAATAGTTGTTTTAGACATAGGTATATAAATAAAAAAAGGGAGCCGAAGCTCCCATATAATCTTTTTTTAGAATGTTGCGTCAGGAGAGCTAGTTGTGTGTAACTCAACAGCAGCAGCAGGGTTTAGGTAATCTGCACCCATAGCCATGCGACCAAGGATGATGTCACCTTGATACATAACGGATACGTCACCGTTTGTTACCTGTACTTGTGGTCCGATAGCTTCTACAACACCAGCAGCCTCACGTTGGAAAATTAATCCACATGATTTTGCAAATGAAGTTGCGTTACCGTAGTTGTTGTTAACACCGTTTACTGAAGAACGTGCGTCTTCTGTGGAAACACCAACGAAAGAACCGTTTGTAGTAGTAGTACCATATTTACCAAGGAATGGAACATTCATTGATTTATAAATTTTGATACCAGCTATTTCTACGATTCCGTTACCAGACTGAAGAGCTGTACCTTGTACGTCTCTGTTTACTAATCCATTAGTTCCAATGTCTTGGATAAGTGCGTAGTACTGAGCAGGTGCAATAACTGCAACTCTACCTTCACCACTAACACCTTTCTCATCCATTACTTGTGCAGCGTCATAGAAAGCATCTTTCAACTTACCAGCATCTGTAGCATCGGCAGCTGCACCAGTACCTGTACCAACTTGGATCTGAGATCCGCCTGGTTCTACTTTGTTTGTAGCAGATACGGGGTGTGCTTTTCTAGCACCACGTGCAATAGCACGGAAGATTAGTCTGTCATATTTTTCTGCGAGAGCATATCCAATCTTCTTAGATATTTCTCCTCTCAATTCATAGTGAGCAAGTGTCTCATCTAGGTCATACACGAATGCAGAACTAATGAGTAGGTCGTCCATAACAATAGTCTTTTCAGCTACTGGAGGGTTGTTACTACCTAGGATTGGTGTTCCTGGAGTATGGTACTCAGCAGCCATACGACCTGTATAGATAAATTGAAGACTCTTACCGTTCTTCAATGTTCTCTTCATTACAAGGTCTCTAGCTATTGTGTTGTGCTGGAATCCTTTAAATAGCTCACCTGAAAATAATTTAAGATAGGTTGCATATTTAGTATCGTACGCAGTGTTCAACGCCAAAGGGGTTGCACTAGTACTGTTAATGCTACCTAAACTTGTAACAACTGTATTAGCCATTATTTTAGGTTAAATTTAAATGTATATTTGCTTGTCTCTTCACGTGAAAAGTTGTGAGTCTTAATTGGACTCATTGATATTTGTGGTCTATCCCACCGTCTAGACGGCTAATTGGTATCCGCGTACGGGCAAAAAGCCAAATTGAAAAGAGATCCGACTCTGAGGTGTCTCTTCTCTAATGTGATATAGAACGTGTAAACCTTCTATAAAACAAAAAAGAGCTACAACCGAAATGGTTGCAGCCCAAAAAGAATTAAGTTTCACTTAAACAATTTTTGTGTAAGCAATGCCACGATATACGAAAGTAACTTTCATTGCTATCTCCATATACCTAAGCCCCGTTCCATGCCTAGGTTGTCATGCGTTCCTCTGCAGGAATGAACGGACGTGGCTGCCAATGTCTGATGACACCAGAAATGATAAAACAATTAGTTACTAGATAACTAATAAAAATAAAAGTACGTGTAATGGCGATAATATTGTCATAAGATTTAGTCTTATCATCAGCAAAACTACCAAGAGCGTACTTCCATATAGTCCAAATTTTTTTAGCCAATTTGTGGAGCTGTTAATGCAACTTGTGTTGACTCAGCAGAAGCTAAATCAAGTGGGAAGTTGTGAGCGTTACGTTCATGCATAACTTCAAAACCAAGGTTGGCTCTGTTAACTACATCAGCCCAAGTAGGCACAACTTTACCGTTGCTATCTACAATAGATTGATTAAAGTTAAATCCGTTTAGGTTAAATGCCATTGTGCATATACCCATTGAAGTTAGCCATATGCCAACAACCGGCCAAGTAGCAAGAAAGAAATGAAGAGAACGAGAGTTATTGAAAGACGCATATTGAAAAATTAATCTCCCAAAGTACCCGTGTGCAGCGACAATATTATATGTCTCTTCATCTTGCCCGAACTTATAGCCATAGTTCTGCGATACATCCTCTGTTGTCTCCTTAATGATTGAGGAAGTAACCAAACTTCCGTGCATTGCAGAGAAAAGAGATCCACCGAAAACCCCAGCAACACCGAGCATGTGGAACGGATGCATAAGGATATTATGCTCTGCCTGAAATACAAACATAAAGTTAAAAGTACCAGATATACCAAGAGGCATGCCATCACTGAAACTCCCTTGCCCAAATGGGTACACAAGGAAGACAGCAAGAGCTGCGGATAGTGGTGCTGTATAGGCTACAAATATCCATGGTCTCATTCCTAGTCTGTATGAAAGTTCCCATTGTCTACCAGCGTATGCTGCTACTCCTATTAAGAAGTGGAAGACAACGAGTTGATATGGTCCGCCGTTATATAGCCACTCGTCCAAAGTGCCAGCTTCCCAGATCGGGTAAAAGTGCAGTCCTATTGCGTTAGAGGAGGGGACGACAGCTCCTGATATTATGTTGTTTCCGTACATTAACGAGCCGGAAACT